AACTAATACTCCGACATTAACACCAACTCAAACTCAAACACCTACTAATTCAATATGTAAAACTTATTTATTGTTTGGTGGAACTCAAAATCAAACAACTTTTGTTGGTATTGATTGTGATGGGTTTGAATTTGATTTCTTCTTAGATGTATTTACAACTCAAATTTATTGTGCGGAAACAATTCAAATTGCATATGGTGATGGTAATATTGTATTATTAGGAGGATGTCCTTTACCAACTCCAACTGCAACACCAACTAATACTTCAACAAAAACACCTACACCTACCCAAACCCCAAGTAATACTGCAACACAAACGCAAACACCTACAAATACTGAGACTCAAACTCAAACACCTACACAAACACCTACAAATACTGAGACTCAAACTCAAACACCTACACAAACACCTACAAATACTGAGACTCAAACTCAAACACCTACACAAACTAACACGGAAACACCAACTCAAACACCAACTCAAACACCAACTAATACCAAAACACCAACTCAAACTCAAACACCAACTAATACCGAAACACCAACTCAAACTCCAACACCAACAAGAACAAGATTCTCGTTCTCAGTTTCAACAGGGACCACTCAATACGATGCGTGTGATGCGTCACCTTCAATAACAATTTATGGTGAATTTGTAAACTTTGACGAAAATACGCAATTCTTTAATTCTCTTTATGGACCAGTGACGGTGAATATGACAGGTTATTATAAAAATTCAGGACAAGTAGTTGAGTTAGACTCTAACGGTAACTATGTAGGAGTATTCTCATTATGTTCACTTTTAACTCAAACTCCAACACCTACACCAACAACAACACCTACAGCAACATTTGGGTATTACACATATATTTTAGGTACGGGATTAACAACAAACACCGCGTGTGCTGACTTTAGTTCCGCCCCTAATACTCTTTATGCACCAGTATCTCAAGGGACTGGTCCTAATGTTGGCGAGTACTTATATGTTAATACTTCATTAACAACACCAGCCGCGGATGGTTACTATTCTAATGGTACTGCATGGTACTTAGTTAGTGGTGGTTTAGGTCAAATTGGAAGTTCTGACCCTAATGGGTGCTAAGAACAAAATTAAAAAAATAAAAAATTAGAAATATTGAATCTAATAAACAAATACTTAGTATTTATATTATAAAAAGAAATCAAGATGGCATGTAGCAAATATACCTTAACAAACACGGGTTCAACCGTTGTAAACTTCAATTATAGAAGATGTGACGATTCAATGTGGGAATACCAAGTTGAGTTATTACCAAACCAAACAAAAAATATTTGGTTAATAAACAACACTTATTCAATTGCACCGTCATTTGTTAATAGTGTGGTATTGGTTAATAATGGAGCATATCCAATGTATTATCCAACTAGTACCCCAACTCCGACAAAGACCGCAACTCCAACACCAACTTTAACACCAACAAATACTCAAACGCCTGGAACAACACCTACACCAACTCCAACTACAACTAATACGGAGACACCAACTCAAACACCAACAACGACAACTACATTAACTGCAACTCCAACTAATACACCAACTCCAACTAATACGGAAACACCAACTCAAACACCAACAACCACAACAACATTAACTGCGACTCCAACACAAACAGGAACTGCGGCAGTTACACCAACTCCGACTCAAACTGAAACACCAACTAACACACCTACACCAACAAGAGCAAGATTTTCGTTCTCAGTTTCAACAGGTTTAACAAGTAATGATGCATGTAACGCATCACCATCAATAACAATTTATGGTGAACTTGCAAACTTTGATGAAAATACACAATTCTTTAATTTAGTATACGGACCAGTAACTGTTAATATGACAGGTTGCTATTCAAACTCAGGACAAGTAGTTCAATTAAATTCAAATGGTAATGAAACAGGAGGATTCTCATTATGTTCATTATTACCAACACAAACTCCAACACCAACTCATACTTCAACTCCAACTAACACACCTACAGTAACTACAACACCTACCGCAACATTCGGATATTATACTTATATTCTGGGAACAGGTTCAACATCAAATTTAGCATGTACCGACTTTAGTTCAGCACCTAACACACTTTATGTACCAGCATCTCAAGGACCTGGACCTAACATTGGTGAGACATTATATGTTAACACAGGATTATCAATTGTGGCGGCAGATGGTTATTATTCTAACGGTACTGCATGGTATTTAGTTAGTGGTGGAGCTGGTTTAATTACCGCTTCTGACCCTAACGGATGTTAATAAAAAAAGAAAATTAATATATGTAAAAAACCCTTCACCTTCGTGGAGGGTTTTTTATTTTTAGGGTAAAATATAACATACATGAAGATTTTTATCCAAATTGCCTCATACAGAGACCCGCAGTTAATCCCAACAATTAAAGACATGTTGGAAAACGCCAAAAAACCAAATAACTTAGTTTTCGGTATTGCAAGACAATACAGTGAAGAAGACGGTTTTGATAATTTAGATGAGTATAAAAACGACAAAAGATTTAGAATTTTAGATATTCCTTATCAAGATTCTAAAGGTGTTTGTTGGGCGAGACACCAAGTTCAACAACTTTACAAAGGTGAAACTTATACACTACAAATAGATTCTCACATGAGATTTGTTAAGGATTGGGACGATATCCTTATCAAAATGATAAAGGGGTTACAGAAGGACGGGTATAAGAAGCCTCTACTTACGGGCTACGTTCCTTCTTTTGACCCCGAAAATGACCCAGCAGGAAGAGCCCCTGATGCATGGAGAATGGTTTTTGACCGATTCATTCCTGAAGGTGCAGTATTCTTCTTACCTGAAACAATTCCAGGTTGGAAAGATTTAAAAAAACCTGTAACATCAAGATTCTACTCAGCTCACTTCTGTTTTACATTAGGACAATTCTCAACTGAAGTTCAGCACAACCCTGAATATTATTTCCACGGAGAAGAAATTTCAATTGCTGCAAGAGCTTACACTTGGGGTTATGATTTATTCCACCCACATATTCCTGTTGTTTACCACGAATACACTCGTAAAGGTAGAACAAAACAATGGGATGATGACAAAGGTTGGGGTGAAAGAAACAGAGTATCTCATTTAACAAATAGAAAATTATTTGGTATGGATGGTGAAACTCAAGAAGGTCATGATGGTCCTTATGGTTTTGGTACCGTTAGAACTTTAACCGAGTATGAAAAATATGCAGGTATCTTATTCCAAAAAAGAGCAATTGACAAATATACTTTAGATAAAAACTATCCACCAAACCCATATAATTTTGAGACAGAACAAGAATGGAAAGATAGTTTCTGTATGATGTTTAAACATTGTATTGATATCGGATATTCTCAAGTACCTGAAACGGATTATGATTTTTGGGTTGTTGCATTCCATAACGATAAAGACGAAACTTTATACAGAAAAGATGCAGACAAGAATGAAATTGCAGGATTTATGAGAGACCCTGATAAGTATTGTAAAGTGTGGAGAGAATTCCAAACAGATGAATTACCTTCTTACTGGGTAGTATGGCCTTACTCAGAATCAAAAGGATGGTGTGATAGAATTACAGGCAGATTAACCCACAACCACGTTAGTTAATGAATATTACCAACATTCCCAAATTTGTCGTTAATTTAGAAAGACGACCTGACCGATTAGACCATATTCAAAAAGAGATGGACTATATGGGATGGGATTACGAATTATTTAAAGCTGTTGATTTAAACAATCACGGAGGATGTACTTTATCTCATACAGGAATTATTAAACTTGCTAAAGAGAGGGGATACGACTCTGTGATGGTTATTGAAGATGATTGTACTTTTTTACCATACTCAAAAGACTTAATTAATAAAATTGAAACTGAAAGTGGTGAATTTGAATATGGTATTATCAATCTTTCTCCTACTTTAAACAGACCTGTTCTTCGTAGTAAAGAACAACCTTTGTTTTTAGATATAACAAATTTACCCCCAAAACAAGAACACGAAAGAGGTATATTTGCAACTAATATGATGATTTATCATAGTTCAATCTATGATAATGTATTAGAGATGGAAATACCTGAAAAATTAGGGTACTACGCAATTGATGATTACATCTATCAATTTGTATTACCAATCAAACAAAGTTATTGTCCAATTTTACCATTGGCTCCTCAGATGAGTAGTTGGTCTGATGTGTCACAAGGACAATACAATAATTTTTACACTCAAACTTATAATTGGAATTTATATAGTCCGTGTAAAATTCCACCACAATATTTAAGTGGAATATTAACCCAAGAATTAAAAAACAATAAAGAACACAATCAATTCACATATGTCAACTAAAGTTAAATTTATCACATCAATCTATAGTGATTTGTATGGCACCGAATACGGTGGTAGAATGAATAGAGGGGGTCACTATAGTTATAGTTTATTATCTCTTTTAAAAATGACCGACGCAGATTTCTTATGTTATACGTCTGAAAGAGAAATAGAACCATTAAAAAAATTCTTTTACGAAACACATTCAATATCATCTGAGAAATTAAAGTTTGAAATTTTTGATATTTCAACAACTAAATTCCAACATTTAATTAAAGAATATAAAAATGTTGAGCAAACTAAAAAATCTGATAGATGTGTTGAAATTCAATATTCTAAATTTCATTGGTGGTGGAATGAAGATAAATCTTACGACTATTATTATTGGATTGATGCGGGTTTATCTCATTGTGGATTAGTTCCTGTAAAATATTTAAGTGGTACTCATCCAGAGCAAAGATACTATGAATGTAGTTTGTTTAATAATGATTTTTTACATAACATGATTGAGGATACTGGTGATAAGTTTTTAATACTCGGTAAAGAAAATGATAGAAACTTTTGGTCACAAACTTTAGACCCTAAGTGGTACAAAGAATATGATAGAAGTCTTCATATTATTGGTGGATTGTTTGGAGGTCACAGAGACAAGTGGGATGAAATTGTAAATTTATTTGAAGATTATGCTGAAAAAACTATAATAGATGCGAAGAACTTACACCATGAAGAACCAATTATGACTTTAATGTATTTCAATCATAAAGAATTATTTGAAAGAAAACATTTTGATATTTGGTGGTGTAGAGATAATGCACCCGCAGGAGTGACAGATGAAATGTTCACATTAAATAAAAGTTTTTATAAAATTTTAGAAGAATTCAATAGAATATATGAGTAATATAACATTAGTAACAGGTATATGGGACATTGGTAGAGGAGAACTATCAGAAGGTTGGTCAAGACCTTACCAACATTATTTAGACCAATTTGAAAAATTATTACAAGTTGAGGAAAACTTAATAATTTTTGGTGATGAAGAATTAAAAGAGTTTGTTTTTAAAAGAAGAGACCAATCAAATACTCAATTTATTGTTAGACCATTATCATGGTTTAGAGATTCTGAATTCTTTGATAAAATACAAAAAATTAGAACCAATGATGAGTGGGCTAATTTATCAGGATGGTTAAAAGAATCAACCCAAGGTAGATTAGAAAATTATAATCCATTAGTTATGTCTAAAGTATTTTTGCTACACGATGCAAAAATAATGGACCAGTTTGATTCAGAATATATGTTTTGGATTGATGGTGGTTTAACTAATACTGTTCATCCAGGTTATTTTACTCATGATAAAGTTTTGGATAATTTATCAAAATACATTTCAAAATTTTCATTCGTTTGTTTTCCTTACGATGCGGAAAATGAAATTCACGGATTTGAATATAATAAGTTAAATTCAATTGCGGGTGCCAAAGTTAATAAAGTCGCAAGAGGTGGGTTCTTTGGTGGTCCAAAACACACTATTGGTGATATTAACGGAATTTATTATGGATTATTAAAATCAACTTTAGATGAAGGGTATATGGGTACTGAAGAATCAATTTTCAGTATTATGTGTTATAAACATTCAGATTTGGTAAATTATTTTGAAATTGAATCTAACGGTTTAGTTGGTAAATTTTTTGAGGACTTGAAGAATAATAACCTTACACCTAAATCAGAAAATGTTAACAAATCTACAAATAGTTTAGATGTTAATAAAGTTGGTTTGTATGTCATCACATTTAATAGTCCAAAACAATTTCAAACATTAATTGATTCAATGAATGCTTATGATAAGGATTATATTATAAAAACTAAAAAGTTTTTATTGGATAATTCTACCGACACATCCACATTTGATGATTACGCCAGAATTTGTCAAGAATATGGATTTGAACACATTAAAAAAGATAATTTAGGTATTTGTGGTGGAAGACAATGGATTGCCGAACATTTTGAAGAAAAGACCGATTTAGATTTTTATTTATTTTTTGAAGATGATATGTTTTTCTATCCAAATGAAGGTCATGTTTGTAGAAATGGGTTTAATAGATATGTTCCTAATTTATATTCAAAAACATTACAAATTGCAAAAAAAGAAAACTTTGATTTTTTAAAGTTAAACTTTAGTGAGTTCTTTGGTGATAATGGTACTCAGTGGTCTTGGTATAATGTACCACAAGTGGTTAGAGAAAAATATTGGCCAGGTAAAAATAGATTACCTGAACAAGGTATTGACCCAAATGCACCTAAAGCTGTTTATGATTCTATTAGAACATTCCAAGGTATACCTTATGTTACGGGTGAAGTGTATTATTGTAACTGGCCACAAATTGTGACCAGAACAGGTAATAAGAAAATGTTTTTAGATACAACTTGGGCACACCCATTTGAACAAACATGGATGAGTCATATGTATCAGTTAGTTAAAGAAGGAAATTTATATCCTGGCTTACTACTTATGACACCAACAGAACACGATAGGTTTGAACATTACGAAAGAAGTTTAAGAAAAGAGTCATAACAATATATTTATTGTTATGGAATTCTTTATCAAACAAAACGCAACACTCCCTGTATTAAAAATGCAGGTAGTTAAAGACGGAAGGTCAGGATATCTTCAACTAATGGAGGACTTGGCGGTTTCAACAATCTTTTTTACTATGGTAGAAGTAGAAACAGGAATTCCTAAAATTGTGTCGGCACCTGCAGAAATAGTAAATTTAATTTTACCTTTAGGTGCTGAACCCGAATATTATATTTATTTCAAATTTAGTTCAAGGGATACAAATACCCCAGGTCGATATGTAGGTCAGTTTTTAATTAAGAATGACGAAGGTAATTTGATTCTACCTATTAGAGAAGAGTTATATATTAATATTCAACCAAGTTTTATTTCAGAAACTGCTTGTTGTTAATTTGATTACTAAGTTTTTTATTTTATATTTATCATAGAAGGTAAATTTCACGATGGTGTGAAAGCTAATAAACCAACTATATAACTTATGATATCTAACGAAGAAATTGAATCGTTCTTGCACGGGAATGACCCCGAAGAATTTATTGTAGCAATAGAATTTGACTACGCATCCAACTCCATTTACAAAATTAAAGAGATTCCTGGTAAAGGAAAAGAAATCCGTAAGGATACGTTTACCCCATTTGCATGGGTAGGTGATTTACGCGGTATTAACTTTTACGGTAATTCAAAAGCAGCTCAGAAAGAAGCCATGTCCAAACATGGTATTATGATTGAGAAGTTGGAAACTCACGGTAACGAAAGGTTACAAAAAGGTATGACTTTCATGGTGAAATCACTTAAAGGATATAGAGAGCTTATTCAGTTCTTTAGAGAAGGTGGTTGTGACCCATGGGGTGAAAAAACAAAAGACAAAGTAATGATTTTACCTCCTGTAGAACAATACTTAATCTCTAAAGAAAAAAGATTATTTAAAGGATTTGAGAATTATGAAGAAGTTACCCGAATGGTATATGACTTAGAGACGACTGCTCTTGAACCAAAGGACGGTCGTATCTTCATGATTGGAATTAAAACAAATAAAGGATATCACCGAGTTATTGAGTGTATGGATGAGGCAGAAGAAAAGAATGCCATCATTGAATTCTTTAATGTTATTAATGAATTAAAACCAAGTATTATTGGTGGTTACAACTCAGCAAATTTCGACTGGCATTGGATTTTTGAAAGATGTCAAATATTGGGGATAGACCCTAAGAAGATTTGTAAATCATTACATCCTCAACATTCATTCACAAGAAAAGATAGTATGTTAAAACTTGCGAATGAGGTTGAGACATTTACTCAAACTTCTATTTGGGGTTATAATGTAATTGATATTATTCATGCTGTTCGTAGAGCACAAGCAATCAATTCAAGTATTAAATCTGCGGGATTGAAATACATTACTCAGTATATTAATGCTGAAGCCCCTGACCGTGTTTATATTGACCATTTAGATATTGGTCCATTCTACTCAAAGAAAGAAGACTTTTGGTTAAACACTAAAAACGGTAATTACAAAAAAGTTGGTGTGGATTCTAAAATTGATGAAATTTGTGATAAACGTACTGACGTATACAATAAGATTAAAGGTGATAAGTTAGTAGAGATGTATCTTGACGATGACCTAGATGAAACCCTTAAGGTGGACCAAGAGTTCAACCAAGGTTCCTTCTTGTTGGCTGCGATGATTCCAACAACATACGAAAGGGTTTCAACCATGGGTACTGCAACATTATGGAAAATGTTAATGTTAGCTTGGTCTTATAAGCATGGGCTCGCTATTCCAGAAAAACAAGGTAAGACAGACTTTGTAGGAGGTCTTTCACGACTACTTAAGGTTGGTTATAGTAAGAACGTACTTAAACTCGATTTCTCATCTCTATACCCTTCTATTCAGTTAGTACATGATGTATTTCCTGACTGTGATGTAACAGGTGCAATGAAAGGTATGTTAAGTTACTTCCGTAATACCCGTATCAAATACAAACAACTTGCTGAAGAGTTTTATAATGTTGACCGTAAGAAGTCTGAATCATATGGTAATAAACAGTTACCGATTAAGATTTTCATTAACTCGATGTTTGGTGCATTATCCGCTCCTCAGGTTTATGCTTGGGGTGACATGTATATGGGTGAACAGATTACCTGTACAGGTAGACAATACCTTCGTCAGATGATTAAGTTCTTCATGACTAAAGGATACGTTCCGTTGGTAATGGATACGGATGGTGTTAACTTCTCAACTCCTGATGAGGCAAACGATAGAGTTTATGTTGGTCGTGGATTGAATTGGAAAGTTAAAGAGGGTAAAGAATATTTTGGGCCTGAAGCCGATGTTGCCGAGTATAATGATATATTCATGAGAGGTGAGATGGCGCTTGATACTGATGGTATATGGCCTTCTACCATCAACTTAGCTCGTAAGAACTATGCGGTTATGGATGCCAAAGGTAAAATCAAATTAACGGGTAATAGTATTAAATCAAAGAAACTTCCATTGTATATTGAGGCCTTTTTGGATAAAGGTGTTAAAATGTTACTTGAAGGCAATGGTAAGGCGTTTGTTGAATATTACTATGAGTACTTACAGACAATTTTTGATAAAAAGATACCGTTAAGTAAAATCGCTCAAAGGGCGAAAGTTAAACTAAGTATGGATGATTACAAAAAACGTTTAACAGAAAAAACTAAATCGGGTAATAGTATGAGCAGAATGGCCCACATGGAATTAGCTCTTCAATCAAATTTAAACGTAAGTTTAGGTGATGTTATTATGTATGTTAATAATGGACTTAAATCGTCTCATGGAGATGTTCAAAAGAAAGGGGATGGAGTTCAAATTAATTGTTATATGTTAGATAAAGACATTTTAGACAATGACCCTAATTTAACAGGTGATTATAATGTCCCAAGAGCAATTACCACTTTTAATAAAAGAATTGAGCCGTTATTAGTTTGTTTTAAGGATGAAGTGAGAAATGGTTTAATTGTTACTGACCCTGAAAAAAGAGGTATCTTTACAACCGCACAATGTGAATTGATAAATGGTCAACCATTTGACGAGTCAGGTCAAGATAAATTGGAGGACGTGTTAGCGATTACAGATGCTGAAATGTCATATTGGAAAAAACGAGGTTTAGACCCTGACTATATGTACGAATTAGCTGAAGAAGGGTGGAAAGAAAAGTTAGGAATTCTTGAGACCGTCTGAAGATAAGATATACCAATTACCAGCACAAAATCTAAACTCAATACAGGCATATTTGTCGGCAACTATTTCATCATAGTCTTCGTCAATTTTGCCTGTGTCAGGTTTGATTGTTATCCTTGTCATTGCCTTTACGACAATATGGTCAGTAGTTTTTGAGTTTAAAGTAACTGTAGACTCCAATACATTTCTAATGATAACACATTCCTCACCGTTAGTTGAGTATTCTCTTTCAGACACAATTGAAATTTCTGAAGTTTCTAATATTTCCCCATTAATTAATCTTGTAGATGGGATTGTTCTTAATATTGCCATAAGGTTAAATTACATATATTTGACGAGGCATAGCTCTGAATTTCATTTGCTTATTTAAATTTTCAGCAATAAGGGCTTCTTTTTCCATTTGTTTTTCAGGTCTAAGTCTTTCAAGTCTTAGTTTTAATTCTTCTTCTAACTTAGTTTTTTCATCTTTACCTTCAGTTAAAAGACTTGTATAGTCCATTTGGATTTCAGAGTCAGGGGTTTTTAAGTTTCCACTATATTTCCCTCTAACTCTACCTAACGTTTCTTTAACGTAAGCGGTAAACCATCTTCTTACCCATTGTTGTGCAGGTACATTTAAATCTGTCCAAGTAAACTCTTCTAAAGGAACTTCATTAGGCATTTTAATTACATCAGGATTATTTTTTAAACAATCCGCCCTACTATCAGGAGTTACATCGTAATACCAATACCAAACAGCTTTACCGACATATCCGCTATAATTATTCCAATTAAAATGATTACCAGGAGCGTTATATAACTGTACGTTTCTTTTACCATCAGGTAACGCAGTAATTCTATATGTTAACGAACCACCTAAAATTCTATTCATAATGTTTGCCTCTTGCATTCTTAACAAGTAGTCAAAACCTGACATCATAAAGTAAGAACCTTGATAACCCATTTGAGCAAATCCTACTTCATTCGCACCTAATCCAACACCACCAAAACCACCAATTCCACCCATACCAAATGCAGTCCAAGGTTGGTTACTAAACCATAATAACTCATTAATCTCTCTACCTGCAGGTATTTCATAATCTTGTTTGTTTGGCTCAAGAAGAAAATAATCTTTTTTAAGTACCCATGGACCCATAGTTTGAAGTCCAACAATTTTTGAATACGAATATGCAAATTGTTGTTCAAAATCCATGGTTCTTGTAATTAAAGCTTGAGCAACAGACTTTTCAGTCATGTTCAAGTTAACCAAGTTAACCCACTGACTTTCAATTAACCAATCAAGAACATATTGTTCATAATCTTGAATAGATAGTTCCATCAAAGAATCCATCATTTCATCTTCAATCTCAACACTTCTTAATGGTGCACCCAATAAGTGTTTAATTCTTGTATAAATTTTTGACCTTTCTGGTTCTGGAATAACTGCCATATCTAATAAATATCAATTAGTTTATTATTAAATACTGTAGAGCAGTGAATCTTTTGGAAAAACAAAATTACCACCTACAATTTTTGGTTTTTGATTGAACACTAAAACATTTTTTCCTTTTTGGAAAACCATCCAATCTGTTTTGTATAACTTAACACTTGCGGTACCTTCTAAAACAATACCATCCTCAGTTTCAATCATATTTCTAAACGGTTTAATCTGAGCGGTATATAATTGTCCATCTTTAAAAACTTCTAAATCCACACCTTGTATTGCGTCTTTTTTATTACCAAGTTCTCCAACCACCTCAACCTTAGCGGTTTTACCAAAAAACCTCTTAAGTATTGATGCCGTGATTTCTTCTCTTTTACTTCCTGCTTTATCTTTTTCAGTTAAAATTCTTAATAAATTTTGAAAAGTTGAACTTTCTTTATCAAAGATTCTAAACTTAAAATGGTTTAATGCATTAACAAATCTTTCAACCTCTTTCTTTTGTTGTGATGGAGTTTTATCCATAAATTGAATGGGTTCTTTATTAGGAATTGTTGCAATAACATTATTTAAATCTTTTAATAAGATACAAAAAGATGTGTAGTTTGTGTTTAATTTATTAATAACAGACCTGCCAGGACCCTCAAGATTATAAACACCAGGTAATTGGTCGTTGTCTGGTTTTTCAATATAGTTTTCATTGAATACTTCTTTCATGATTTTATTAATACCATTCATGAAAGTCCATTTTATATCGGAATTTGCATTGAATAACATTCTATAGAATTCATTCTCTGATTGAGAACACATTTCAGATTTACCCTCACTTAACAATTGTTTTAATTTTGTTGATTCAGTTAATTTTGTTTCAATTTTCATTTCGTACATTTTTGTTACAAAATCCCAATTAACTACTTTCCAAAAGTTTGTGATATATTCATCTCTTTTGTTTCTATATTTTAGATAATAAGCATGTTCCCATAAATCTAGTCCTAATAGTGGAAATCCACCCCCTTCAATCACATTCATTAATGGATTGTCTTGGTTTGGAGTTGACATAATTTTTAAAGTATTTTTTGAGGTTAGAACTAACCATACCCATCCAGAACCAAATCTTTCTTTGGCTTGTTTTTCAAATTCTTTTTTGAATGCGGTGAATGTCCCCCATTGTTTGGTGATTTTTTTGTAAAGTTCACCATCAAGTTTTTTGGGTTCAGGAGTTAACATGTTCCAAAATAATGCGTGGTTAAAAGCACCACCTGCATTATTTCTTATGTTTTTATCAAAACGACTAATTGTTTTGATTATTTTTTCTAAATCTAAATCTCCGTATTTTTTCTTTGATAATGCGTCGTTTAGTTTATCCACGTACCCTTTATAATGTTTATTATAATGAAAGTTCATTGTTTCTGGGTCAATAAACTGTTTGAGGGCTGTATAAGAATAAGGTAATTTCTCTATTCCTATTTTTTTCATTTCTGTAATCAACAACTCTTTTTCTTTGTTAACGTGGGTTTCAAGTATCTGTAGTTCTAGTTGTTGGATTTTCTCTTCTGTTTTTTTCATAGTTTTGGATTATCCGTTGTATATAAATAATCCGTAGTTGCTTAATATCTCAACTGATTAATTCTTTGTAGAATTTCTTCTGCTGCATCAGCAGGATTTTGGTTGTCACCCATAACTGTTGCGATGACTTGTTTCTTGTTGTTCAATATATCATAAATGATACCTTCAATCGTATTTTCAAAAATTGGATAGTATACTAATACATTGTTATTTTGACCGTAGCGATATGCTCGGTCTTCAGCTTGTGCGTGGTCTGATGGTAAGAATGAAAGGTCATTCATGATTACCGCTTCTGCTGATGTTAAAGTAATACCAACACCTGCGGCTTTAATGTTACCAACAAAAACTTTAACCTTTGGGTTGTCTTGGAATTGGTCAACAGAGTATTGTCTTTCAGGTTTTGACATTGAACCATCAAGTTTAACTGCAAGTTTTCCAAAATGTTCTGTAATTTTATTTAAAGAATCTGTGAAATTACAGAATATGATAACTTTCTTGTCTTGTTCTAAAATGTTTTCGGCAAGTTCAATTGTCTGAGCAATTTTCTCGTCAGCAATAATTTGTCTAACCTTTGTTAGTTTTGAAAATTGAACTGTTAGTGATTTTGACTCTTCAGGATTTTTATCATACCAATCATAATATTCCCCCATAACATTTTCATATTCTTTAGATTTTAATCTAAGATATACAGGGGTAATAATTTTATCGGGTAGGTCAAGAACATTTTCTTTTAATCTTCTTAATGTTAATCCTACAGTTCGGTCTCTTAATTCCTCTAAATTTGATGCACCCGTCACATTCCAAACTTTTCTTCCGCCAACATTAAATTGATATCCTTGACAATATCTGATAGCATATGCCATCCAATTCTTTGCAACAGGGGAATCAATCAAACTTAATAAGTTGAAATAATCAATTGGTCGTGATGTCATTGGGGTACCTGTCAATAACCACAATCTGTCAGTTTTTTTAACGATATCGTTAATTAGTTTCGTCCTTTGCGCCGTAGCATTTTTGATATAGTGTGCTTCGTCAATAATAACCAAATCAAAATTGGCAGCAAGAACTTGAGATTCATCTTTCTTTTTAGGGTCATGGAAATTTTTTATTATGTCGTAGTTTATAATTACAAAATCCGCCTCAGTACTAAAGTTTTTACTTTCCGCAATGTAGATTGATTTGTCTGAATAATTTTCAATCTCACGTTTCCAGTTAATTTTTAAAGTAGCGGGACAAATGATTAAAACTTTTTTAGAACCTGATTCTAATGCTGCAATGATTGTTGAGGTTGTTTTACCAAGACCCATGTCATCAGCCAAGATAAACTTTTTATTTTCAACTAATTTTTGAATTGCTTCTTTTTGATGTTCTAATGGAGGACGGTGAGAATATTTGGAATAATCAATCACAACATCTTTAACTGAATTATCTTTAATGATTGCTGCCTTTGGTAACCAAAAATCATGTAATTCTTCTTTTTCAAAAACTTTACCCCAAATGTGGTAAGCCTTTTCTTTATCTGCTAATAATTTTTCAACCCAAACTTTTTGAGGTATTTCGGTATATAATTTATCGTCAGCTAATTTTTGTGCAAAGTAGGCGTCAAGAATCACCCACTTCTTGGCAACCTTTGGTTGCTTGTCGTGGAAGTTAATAATATACTCTGATTGACTTCTTGTTGGGTAAAATTTTTTGTTAAGTTGTGACTTACGTTTTAACTCTAACATGTAATTATTACCACCTTCATATGTTTCAAGAATCGTCAATGCCTTTGACTCCAAACTTATTTCCATTCTTTTAATAAAAGTTTGTCTTAAATATAAGTAAAAATAAAGTATTTATCAATATATGCAAAAATTAGTTCCAATTACAAGGTTAGGCAAATTCTTCGGTGAGGAGGATTTTGCATTAGATATTGGTATGGGTGAAGAGTGGTTAGTGGGTGATATGAATTTCACGGTTGTGTTATACCGTGTTGATAGATATCGCACAAAAACTGATGATGTGTATGGTGAAGTTTTAGAAGATGGAATACAATTCATGGCACCTATAGAATTGAACGGTTATGTTCAAATCATGGCTCCAACTAACAAATTACTTGGTAATTCTAAAGTTAAACAAGATGAGCCAGGTAATATGAAATTTTCAATTTACCAAAAAACTCTTGATGATATGCAAGTTAATATCCTTATGGGTGATTACTTTGGATATTATGAAACTGAAGACCGAATTAGATATTATACGGTTATTGATGATGGACTTGTTAAGTCAGACAATAAACATACTTATGGTGGATACAAACCGTTCTATAGAACAATAACCGCAACATATGTAAGCGAAAACGAATTTAGAGGATTATAATGAAAGTAGTAATAACTGAATCTCAGTTTGATAATTTATTTTTGGGTAAGAAAGTTATGGTGTATTATAATTTACACAAACATACTTTTTCGGTCACCTATGATAGTAAAGTAATTATGCATGCTGACTATGTTAAATTAGGAGATGTTGAGTTTAGAGTTAGAAAAGGTGGTAAAGAAAAAGTTCGTTCTGAAAAATCAAAGAATGTTCACGCATTTGTAATTGGAAAATTATTAGATTATTGTGAATATCCATGTGACGATTTACCAACCTCAACTTCTGATAAAGTTGTTACATATAATCCATATAAATTTGATTCGTTTGTTTATAAAGACAGTGAAGAACCTGTTTATCATGCAAATGAAGTTGATATGATAAATTCGCAAAATAAAATATTTGTTGTAAAATAATAAAATGCCGTTACCAAGAAACATAGTTAAACCAACATTACCTTTAGTACCAAAAAAAGTTTTATCTGAAAGAAGAGAACAACTTTTAGAGTATATTAAAGAAGATGGAACTTATTTACCTAAGTCAGTATTACATGCCGATTTAGATAAAGGTATGTTGAATTTTGTTAAAGATGAATTACAAGTAACAACATCGGGAAAAATTGTTCCTATGTTGGATATTATCATTACAACTCAAAATTGGACTCAATATACTGAAACCGCATTATTCACGGATATGGATAATAATCCATCCCCACCATTTATTACAGTGGTTAGAAATCCTGAAGTAAAATACGGTTCAAACCCTGCTTTAATTTATAACATTCCAAACAGAAAGCAATTTTATTACGCTTCGGTACCAACATGGAATGGTAATGAACAAGGTATGGACATTTATACAATTCCACAACCTGTCCCTGTTGATATCAAATATAGTGTTAAAATTATTTGTAATAGAATGAGAGAACTTAACCAACTTAATAAAGTGGTTATGCAAACATTCGCGTCAAGACAAGCCTACACATTTATTAAAGGACAATATGTTCCAATTATTTTGGATAATGTTTCAGATGAATCTCAAATGACAATTGAGTCAAGAAAATATTATATTCAAAATTATGATTTCACAATGTTGGGATATCTTATTGACGAAGAAGAGTTTGAAGTTAAACCTGCAATTGCAAGAGTAACACAACTTATGGAAATCGACACCTCAACAAAAAAACAAAAAAGAAAAAAATATCCTGAAAACCCTGATGAATTTGAGATGAATTTTTTATTTGTTTCGGGTAATACTATGTTAAATGATTTTATTGATTTCACTGCCAATATGAATTTAGTTTCAACTGGTAATGTAGATACTTTTGACATATACATTAACGGTGATTACTATGGTAGTGACCTTCAAAATATTGAAATAACAACAAACGATAGACTTAGAGTTGAAGTTACAAAAATAGACGATACACAGGATTCAACAATATTGTACAATAACAAGCTCGTTTAATCTTCACCGTATATATCTTTCTTCTCTTTGCACTTCTCAATAATTAAATTTTCTAAAAATTTATAAATCTTTATTCCCCTCTTATCACAGTATTTTTTCAATATCTCGTGTGATTCAGGTGATATTTTAATATTCTTGATTTCCTTATTAGTTTTCATAGGCAGAAAAAAGGCAGAATTAATTCATACCGTTTATAAATAGTTATTGAAAAGTAAAGTTTTTTCAACTTATGTTGAATATTTATCTATAAAATAAATCTGTAACAGAATAATTTAATAATGGCAACAGCACAAGCAAATCAAAAAGTATTCGTATCACCAGGCGTATACACATCCGAAACCGACTTATCATTCGTAGCCCAAAGTGTGGGTGTAACAACTTTAGGTCTTGTTGGAGAAACTATAAAAGGACCAGCATTCGAACCAGTATTCATAACAAACTATGATGAGTTTCAAGCTTATTTCGGGGGAACAGAACCCGTTAAGTTTTATAACACTCAGATACCAAAGTATGAGGCTGCTTACATCGCTAAGTCATATCTACAACAATCTAACCAATTGTTTGTTACAAGAGTTTTAGGTCTATCAGGTTATGACGCGGGTCCATCTTGGAGTCTTTCGTTAATTGCCAATGTTGACCCTACAACAATTGCAATAAACACAAGTAGTGCACCTTTTACTGCAACGTTTACAGGTAATTCTACAGGGAATACTGTTACATTTACAAACCTTTCTCAACTTCCTGTTGAGGTTCAAGCAAATTTAAATGTACAATATAGATTGTCTGATGGTTCTACATCAACATTACAAAGTGACTTTAATTCTATTTTAGACGGTATTATGGATAGCCCTAACCTTTCAGCAACAACTGTTGTTATGTACGGTGCAATTCCTGAAAGCGATTACTACGGTTTAACAAACACTTATAATGTTATTAAAGACCCATATAAGTGTGAAAACAATTTAGCTCAGAATGATTTAACTTCGTCATCAAACGACCCATGGTATTATGCAAACTTTGACATTTCTTCAGGAAATGCTTATACAGGATATTCATTCTACTACACTGTAGGTACTTTAGCAACTGGTGCAACATCTACAGAATTTACAGGTACTATTACAGGTATGACTTACCAATTTACAGGTACTGCTTACTCTGAATATAATAATATGGTTGTAGGTACTATTCGTTCAAGAGGTATCTCACTTTACGCAAACAGTGCTGATAGTGTTGACCATGGTCCTGTTTATGAAGTAGGTATTGATTACAATAATAACAATACATGGGTACCTAATAACTTACAACTTGTTTGTACAGGTCAATATTCGGGTATAACTCAATCTCCATATGCATCTTTCTTACTTTCAGGTGTAACTAAAGATAATAACACATTCTCATTTGAGACTTCATTATTAGCATCATCTGCAAAATATATAACTAAAGTATTAGGTGTTGATAATTTTGGTAAATCAAGATTCCAAGTTCCAATTTATGTTGAAGAAATTTATCAAGGAAGTTTGAATTATGGTTATAGTCAAGGTTATGTTCGTGGATTAAATTGTGATTTAATTGCACTACCAGACGCAAGAAGTCAATCAAGTTCATCAATTGCATGGAATTTAGAAAAATATCAATCACCTGAAACACCTTTCTTAGTTTCAGAATTAAGAGGTAATAAAGTATATGATTTGTTTAAATTCATATCAATTTCTGATGGTGATGCAGCAAATACCGAAGTTAAAGTTTCAATTGCTAATTTATCGTTTAATAATATGTCTTTTGATGTATTAGTTAGAAATTTCTTTGACACTGATTCTAATCCAATTGTAATTGAGAAATTTACAAATTGTAATATGGACCCAGGTACAAATAACTTTATTGCTAAAAAGATTGGTTCGTCTAACGGTGAGTTCGCATTAATTTCAAAATATATAATGGTTGAAATGGCAAATGAATATCCAATAGACTCATTACCTTGTGGTTTCTACGGTTACACACAAAGAGAATATGAAGACGCTAATGTATATCCATCACCATTCCCTAAATTTAAAACTAAATATGATTACCCTGGAGAGGTTATTGCAAATCCACCATTCGGTTCTGCCGTTGGAGGAGGAACAGTTGAATCAGGGGGAGATATTGTTAGAAAAACATATTTAGGATTCTCAACACAATATGGTGTTGATGAGTCATTACTAACATACAAAGGTAAACAAAACCCAATTGTTGGGTGGGAATTAGCTACAGAATCAGTTAAATGGAATTATTTGAGTAGAGGTTTCCATATGGACTCAGGTGCTACAGTTGTAACAATCGCAAGAACTTCAATGACAAGTGGACAAACGGCATTTGAATGTGGAACTGCTGACTTTAGATTTGACCCGCAAACTCAAGAAAATCCTTATTACTTTATTTATTCAAGAAAATACACAGTGTGTTTTGCAGGTGGATTTGATGGATGGGATATTTACAGAGAGTTTAGAACTAACCAAGATAGATTCCAATTAGGTTCTTCAGGTTATTTATCAGGAGCATACCCTTCTTCAAGATATCCAACCGCAACAGGTGACGGTATATTCAAAAGAATTGTGGTTCAAAATAATACTCAAGATTTCGCAAACACTGACTATTACGCTTACTTACTTGGTATCTTAACATTTGCAAATCCTGAAGCAACTAACATTAACGTGTTTGCAACTTCAAGTATTGATTATGTTAATAACTCAAACTTAGTAGAAGAAGCAATAGATATGGTACAATATTCAAGAGCTGACTCGGTTTATATCGCAACAACTCCTGACTATAATATGTATACACCAGATTCAACCAACCCACAAGATATCATCTACTCACAAGAAGCGGTTGATAACTTAGATAACACAGGAATTGACTCTAACTATACCGCAACTTATTATCCTTGGATTTTAACAAGAGATACAGTTAACAATACTCAAATTTATTTACCACCAACAGGTGAGGTTTGTAGAAACTTAGCGTTGACAGATAACATTTCATTCCCTTGGTTTGCATCAGCGGGTTACACAAGAGGTCTTGTAAACTCAATCAAAGCTAGACAAAAACTTACACAAACTGATAGAGATACATTGTATCAAGGTAGAATTAACCCTATCGCAACTTTCTCTGATGTTGGAACTGTAATTTGGGGTAATAAAACTCTACAAGTTGCTGACACAGCACTTAACAGATTAAACGTAAGAAGATTATTACTACAAGCTCGTAAATTGATTTCAGCAGTGGCGGTAAGATTATTGTTTGAACAAAACGACCAAGTTGTTAGACAACAATTCTTGGATAGTGTTAACCCTATCTTAGATTCAATTAGAAGAGACAGAGGTTTATACGATTTCCGTGTAACAGTATCTTCTTCACCTGAAGATTTAGATAGAAACACTTTAACAGGTAAAATCTACCTAAAACCTACGAAAGCTTTGGAGTTTATTGATATTGAATTCTTCATTACTCCAACAGGAGCTTCGTTTGAAAATATATAATAAATTCATGGGGGTACATTAAGTACCCCCTAAATGCCAAAGTATGAAAAGACAACTTAAAGAAGGTTTTAAAGGTGAGGGTACACCCGATATGAAATATTATGCATTTGATTGGGATGACAACATTGTTCATATGCCAACAAAGATAGT